CCTCGGAACCTGTTTGGGATGATTTTGCCTTGTAGGAGTCTTCTAAAGTGCCCCCCCATCAACAACTTACGCCTAATTATGCATAAATACCCTATAATCAACGACCCTGCTTGCGTAAGTAGCACTTGTGTCTTGTGTAAAAACTTGCGTAAGTCGCATATGCCTTTTGTCATAGCTCCCCCCCTGCCTCTTTATAAGCCTCTACTATGGGTCGTGCCTCCTCAAGGAACTGGGTACGCTGGGCTGGTGTCCATTGGCTAGGGGTCTTGCGGGCGAGCCATTGTCTGGCCTTGATGATGTATGAGTGCCACGCCTGCTCGGCCTTGGGGTTCGAGGTTTCAATGGGGTCTGGTAGTAGCCCAGTCCATAGGGCTAACTGCTTGAGGCCACTAGGGCTAGGGGCTTGTAGGCTTGGCCTTGCCTTTGCCACACGCTCATAACGCCTTGCTTGCTCACCGTTTATTTGGGCATAGGTCTGGATGGCATCAAGGTCTAGCCCCTCTGTCCGTGCCGATAGCAGGATGTCCCCTGCGTCTGCCGCTAGTCCGATGGCCTCCCCCATCTGTTGTATGGCATTTTCCTTGGCCTTTTCTAACTGCTTGACCGTGCGTTGTAGCTCCATTCCGATCTGTTTTTCGCTCATTTTAGGATGTCCTTTTTGGGTTATGCCGTAGCCTCGGCCAACTCCTCGGCCTCGATTTCGGCGGGTGGTTCGATCTCTCTGAATCGCTCTGCGTTGAAGCCTCGCTCCGGGTGAGGCGGTGTGGTACTGACTGGATTTGTTAGGCCGTCCAAATAGACCACAATCTCCCCAGCTTCACCGTTTATTCCTACCCCAATTCCCATATCCCTGACCACATAAGTGCGGTCTTTGATGGGTAGGTGGTCATAAAAGCTGGCGATCTCTGGCGAGAAGCCGTCATCAATGCAGACCACTTTAGAGCCTTGCCTCATTTGGCCTTCCTCTTTTTGATGCCCTTGACCCACGCTTCTTTGTTCCATTTGGGGCACTCTTCCCGCCTCTTTTTATGCACCCTCAAGGCTCGTTCTTTGTAAATCTGGCGTACCCTTTCGCTCCGTTGGATGCGTAAAACCAGCCCGGTGCGTTGGCTCAACTCCGTAAGGCGTGCAGAAATAGCCGCCCTTGTGTAAGGCTTGCCGGTGCTGGGGTTTATGTACCGTTTTGCTATGGCTGTTAGGCTGTCTGGGCTTCGGTTCGATGCTAGGGCTAGGAGGGCTTCGTCCAAAGTATCGTCTCGCCTATGTCTCAACATCTGGGAATCGCCTTCGTGCTTTATGGTCTGCTCTACCACCTCTGCCGTGAGCTTCGCAAGCTGGTCTAGGTCGATCATTGGGTTCATCGCCTTCATTTTGGCGAGCCGTTCTTTCACCCTATCCTCAAGCGTGTCGATATGGTCTGCCATATTTGGCGTGTAGCTTGCCAAGATGCTGTCGGCTGGGTCTTGGCCTTGGTGGTAGTTCATTGGATTTCCACTAACGCTGTCCGTCCCACCCTTGCCAATTCCCGCCTTGCTTGCCGTTCCGTGGCATAGAAAAGGTCAACGACTGGGAGCTTGGTTTTGCCCGATGCTTTCCGTGAAATTACTGCCGTCCCAGTATCGTGAGCGTGGTATGCCTTGCCCTCAATTAGTAGGGTCGTTCCATAGGGGATAATTTTGGGGTCTACGGCACAAGACTTGCCAGAGACTAACCGTTTTCCAGTTGAGCTTTTCCACCCAAACTCGTCCTCACCCAACCAGTATGCCGTGATGCGAGCCTTGATGGTTTTCTTGGCTGGTGGCTTTGGGGTTTCAATGAGGATGTTCGCACCCTGCACCGAGGTTAAGAGCGTGATGGCTAGGATGATGATGGCTTTTTTCATCGTTAAGAAGTGGAGTCGCTCGCATAGGTGCTGATAGCGTCTCGATGGGGATTCGTCTCCCTTGGTTCTTTTGCCTTCTGCGTTGTCAATCGGGGTCTTGAGTTTGTCGATCTGTGCCTCGATTGCCTTGGCCTCCATCTTGTTAATCTTCACGCTTCACCTCCGTCCAATGGCATCGCTTGTTCGGTCTTTTTATCTTGCCCCTGCCTTCTAAATATCGAAGGTGGTATTGTATTGCTCCGTGGGTTTTCTTCAGCACTTCCGCAATCGTGCAGGTCGGGATTTCGTTGGTGATTAGCGTGAACACGGCATCTCGAAGCATATCAATCGTGGCTTGGTTTCGGGTCGTGGCGTAAAGTTTTTCCAGTTCCTTGCCGGGGTATCGGTCGGAAAGGATGCCATTGGCCTTGGCCTCTGCGGTTACATAGCATTCGTTCATTGAGTTTTTAAGCTACTTTGACTTTTGATTGAGGCAAGGGGTTGTTTTGGGTTATTCAACAGAATAGATTTGTCTGGGTATTGCTTATTCTTGTTTTTGCCAATTCGATATATTCGGGATTAAGCTCTATAAGCAACGCATTTCTTCCATTCTCAATAGCCACTTCTGCCGTTGTTCCGCTTCCTCCAAATGGGTCTAGGATTGTTCCGTCTTTAGGGCATCCAGCCAACACGCAAGGTTCTATGAGTTCTTTGGGGAATGTTGCGAAGTGAGCTTCCTTATATGGTTTAACATTGACGGACCAAACGCTCCTCTTGTTTCTTTTTCCATAAATAGTTTTGGGGCTTTGTTGTCCCTCTCCGTGCTTACCATTGGGGTATTTAATTCGTATCCCATTTTTCATTTCTGTTGGGTTGCTTTTCAATCCATCTCTCTGTCTTTCGGCTCTCTTAATTGTTCCGTTGCCGTCCACATCCCAAACAGATCTCTCTTTTATCGAGTCGTTGTCGAAGCAATAGTTTGGATTTTTGCTCATAAGAAAAATATACTCGTGAGCCTTGGTGCATCTGTCCGTTACGCTTTCTGGCATTGGGTTTGGCTTATGCCATATAATGTCTTGGCGTAAATACCATCCGTCTGCTTGCAAGGCAAAAGCAACACGCCAAGGGATTCCAACTAGGTTCTTGTCTGGCAAACCACTTTCTTTCGTTGGTGCTATTGCTCTCCAAGTGTCGCTCATTCCGTTCATTGGTTGTGCCGGAGTCGTTGTCTCGCCTTTCTTTGTCCATCGCTGGGCTGAATATGTGTCACCTAAATTAAGCCATAGCGTTCCGTCATTTCTTAAAACTCTTCTCACCTCACGGAACACATCAACCATCTTTTGCACATAGCTTTCTGGCGTAAGCTCCAATCCTATTTGCCTATCTTTTCTTTCTGCACCACATCTTTTGCACTTATCCTTATAGATTCCGTCACCAACCGCACCCTCAAGATTTCTATGCCCAGTTTGTGTCAGTTCGCTTTGCTTGGAGTCTCTTTTGTGAGAACAAGCCGGGTCACCGCCAATCCATTCGCCAGTTCCGTAATCTCGTAATCCCCAATATGGGGGTGATGTTATACAACAATTTACCGACTCGCTTGCAAGGGTTTTGAGGACATCTAAACAATCGCCTTGTTTGATTTCGTAGTTCACAAATAATACTCCGCAACGCTCTTCCCGCTGTTCGTCTTGATGGTTCGCTTCTGCACATCATAGCCAGCCTTCCGTAAATCGCACACTCGGCTTGCCAGTCGGAAGCACTTGAACCACTCCAACGCTTCCAGAGCCGTTAGTGTTCGGCCAGATTGCAAGTGGGCTAGGATTCTGGCGTTCTGGTCGTGGCCTTCCGTCTTTACTGGGTGTGTTGTCCTCATAAAAGGCAACTCAAACTGCTCTGTTTCAACCATCGCAATCATCGTGAGCCTCCTTTCGCCTTCCTAACAATGAAGTTACGGCTCTTGGCGAACAGAATCGTTGTTGGGTGGACTCCCCAAGCCTTTGCAAGCTCGCTCATCGACATTCCACTCTCTAATTGATGCTTCCAAAGCGTCCATCGCTTCTTAACAGTCGAATACTCACGATTTCGCCTTGCTCCACCCTTTCCAATGGTTGGAACAAGCTCTTTTGGGATGTCGAGGGGGGTAGTTACCCCTATTACGAACTTCTCAAGCCCTTTAGAGGCCAATTCTGCTCGATTCTGTGCCATTGTGGCGGTGAGTGTGGTCACCATTTGCTCGAACTCACGCAATTTGTCCTCGCACATCTTTACCCGGTGGATGGTTGCCGCTAGGACTAGCTCTTGGGGGTGGTTCACGGACAACCCGCTTCTACCCACTCGCTGTGAGTGCTAAAGCCAGCTAATTTATAGGTTGGTGGGGATTCGCACCCCGATTTGATTGGTTTCTTCATTGGTTGGTTTCCTTTGGTTGGTTGTTGGTTGCTCCGTCTCTGGCAAGTTCTAGCACATAGCTTCCAATTCTTCATTGGCTTGTTCCCAATCATCCATCCAACGCTTCCATAGTAAAAGAAAGCCGTCTCTGCATCTGCCTCTGCCCACCCAATCTCCTTTGCATTAGCAAGCCATTGGGAGAGAGTCGGGCGTAAGCCCTCTCTCTCTTTCTTGTTATTGGTCTTACTATTACTCTTACTATTACTATTACTATTATTATATACAATAGATGGCTCATCTTTGGTACATAGATGGTTCATAGATGGTACATCTATGGTACATCTATGAGTCATCCTTCTTGCATATCCAGCCGATCTTTCCTCCATCTTTGCCAATCCAGAGGCCACTCCTCCGTGATAGATTGCCCCATCCTTTATTTCATAAACCCCAGCAACCTCAAGCTCTTGCAGTAAAGGCTTGGCATCTTGCCCAACCATTCTGCTTATCTGCTCTGGGGTCGGGGCGTTGCCATTGATGGTTAACTTCCCGCCGGCATTGGCTTTATACATAAGGCATAGCAAGTGAATCCATAGCCCCTTTGATGCTAAGCTTACCAAGGCCAGCTTCTCATTAGCCAGCCAGCGATTAGGCTCAAATGGAAACCAGAAGGAATCCCGCCTCATTTGTTTTTAACCCTTGGTTCTGTAAGTTCCCAATGGTCGCATATTGCTTTTCTGAACTTGCTTCGCTGTGAGTAATTACAATGGCTGTCCACAAAAACATCGCTAGGAGCTTCTTTAAATTCAACAGCCACAAGATAGCTAGCTCCGACTTTGCTTAAATACGAAATAGCTTTAAGTAAGTGTGCGTGATTGTAACGCCATTCTGGGTATGAATTTGAGATTTGCCGCCGCTTGTCATATCCTTCATACTTTATTGCTTTCATTTCTTTTTGTCCTCCATATCCCGCTTCTGGTATTTCTTCGCCCTATCCAATAGCTCTTTAGTAATACGATGCGAATAGTCTAGGTGACTGATAATGTCTTTATAGTTTTCCCTCCTTGCGTGGTCGAAGTCCTTGAACAATTCCTTCAACCTCTTCGATACAATTCCGTGGAACTCGTCCACAAGTTTTAATCTTTTAACGCTCATTTCTTTTTAATCCTTTCCAGAATATCTTTTCCAAAATCCCATAATAGGCCGCTCACGAATAGAATGGTTAGATAGAGACTCAAACATCCCAAACCGATGATGAACAAGTCCCACAAAACTTTCCCGATGGATGAAAGGAAAGCTACCATTTGGGTGCTTTCGGCCAAGATGCCCAAAGCCGAACATCGCTCTCACTATGCCCCCAGCTTCTAGACACAAACGAGCCATCAACGAAACGCCCGACAACAACCTCACCGCCGCAATCCATAAGAACTCTCTCGTCATTTTTTGGTTTCTCCTCTGGTGTTTTCCATTCCAGCATTGACCACTTGACCCTTGGAACTTCAACATCAACGCTCATCCGTAAGCCTCCGAAGGGCTACGACAACCTCATTGAGAATGTCTTGGATGACTTGATCTTCAGTACCATCGGCTAGTTTCTGGACGAGCTCGGCACACCGCTCCCTTTCGAGAGCGGCGGCCTTTCTCATCGCATCGTTAATAATGTCTTGCACTTGGTCAGAATGGGATTTCATCGTTGGGATTTCCTTTCGATATCGCATCTGCTTCCGCAAGAATCTCCGCTATGATTTCGTTTCTGATTATGTCGTTCTTGTATGGCTTGCCATCTGCTCCGGGTTTGAGGTCTTGCTTCGACAACCACTCAAGGTAATCCAATCCTTTATTTCCGAAGGCGGCGATCTGCCGTAGCGTTGAACCTTTATGCTTTCCAAACTTGAGTTCCATATCTCTAGGCTCTCCACCATTCGTCTTGACCGCAACTCCGTTGAGCTTGGCTGTGATGTCTGCCAGATCGGCCTTGCTTATCGAATCTGACTTAACCTTGTCTAGCTTTGCTGGCTTCGGTGCTTGCTCATACTTGTCCGTGTTTATATCCTCGAACCCGCCGTGTGGAACTTCCTCGGCTGGTGTGGTAGAGAGGCTCTTATCAATTAGGACTACGATGTGAGCGAAGGCAGAGCGACAAGCCCTGCTGATTGCCCTCGTCTGGCACATCGCTCGCTTGGCGTAGGTGGGTCGGTTTGCCCACATAGGCTCATCATCACCCAAGAAACCCTCGGCACTTGATATGACTTGCCCATTGTCCATCCTCTTGACCTCACCGATGCACCGATAGCCATCTTCGAGACGCTCAACATCTCTGGCAGAGGCCACGCATCCGTGAGCGACTGCGATTGCTTGCCAGCCCTCGACTCGCACATAATCCTTTTGGCCTATGCGTTGGCAAGTTTCCTTTACTATGGCTCGACAAGCCCCAGCCACATCAGTCGCTTGGCGAATGTGGGTTGAGACTCCGTTGCCGTTCTGAATTACTAATTGGTTATCACTCATTATTTCATTCTCCTTATTGGTTGTTGGTTGTAGTCGTAGTCACCCAGCGACTCACGATCTTCTCTGCTTCCGCTGACTGGCAAATTCAAGCTTCTAAAATCATTCCGCTGGTCGAACTCGGTATCTGGGAAAGCACCGAACACTCTTACTACCCACTCATCTGTGCTTTCATTTGGTAGCTTTTTATTAGCTGGTTCTTCATACCAGAATGTAGGCAGTTCTTCACTCATTTGCTTTTCCTTTCGTTTATGGTTTTGATTATCGGAGAAAGCCACTTGGTGCTGATGTCGTGAGATGGCACACGAAAAACTAGGATGCCCATCGATGCGGCGAGATTATATTTTTCCATATCCTTCAAGAACCCGGATGGATTCGTATGGCGGCCACGCACCCAAATCCCACCCTCCAATTCTACGGCTACGCCCTCGATATGGTAGTAGTCGAATCTGAATCTTCTGCCATCAGCAAACTTGTATTCCTTTAACAGCCCCCACCCGCCCAGACTCTTCCAAAGAATCTCAAACTTGGTTGAGGGTGTGAGCTTCATTCTAGTTTCTCCCCACCCAGTTCTTGCTAGGTGGGACTAGCTCTGGTTGCTTTGGCTGGTTGCCCTCGGCCACGATCTTGTCCATCTTTTCTAGCTCGGCGGCCACATACAAGTAGAACTGCCTACGCTCATAGTTCTGCTGGTCGATGTGCTTTGCAAAGAGCCTCACCCCTTGCAGAATGAGAAGGCCAAAGAAAACTACTAGGAAAATTATCACCAGCGAATCCTCTGCTTTTGCCAAGCGGGTGAGCAGTAGTTGGGGTTGGTAATGAAGGGATACTTGCCGTCATCCAGAGCCTTCATCACAAAGCCTTCCCACACTACCTCGCCAGCCTTGTTGTTCTGGAAGTTCATTTCCTCCCATATCGAATTGATTTTGTGATGAGCAAGCCGAACAAAGCGGAGGAGCTTGTTGTCTGGCACATCGAAGGTCACGGCTTCGAGGTGTTCGATCTCTTTCATCCGTTCTGCATAGGGCTTGGGGTTGGCGGGGTCGAAGGCATCCATCACAACGATTGTGCCTTTGCCAGTCTTGGTTCGCTGTCCCATAATCTCACAATCTACAAAGCGGGACTTGATGCCAGCACCGAGAATCATATCTGCCATCAGCTTGTGATTTGATGCAAACTTGCCGTGGCGATTGTAACCTTGCTTGGTTTCTTGGTCGAACCAACCCCTCCATCCGTTCAGCTTTCCCTCAATGGAAAACCCATCAGAGAACTCCTCGTGGTTGGCCGGTACGGCAGAGGCTTGTGGTCTGGCGGGGTGAATGGAGGATGTCATTGTTTGTTTGTAGAGGATTTCGGGTGGTTGTGTAAAGCCTTATTTTAGGAGTTGCTCAACTATGAAAAGGGTTGAGCCAGCACCCACGATTAGGCCGATGATGTATGCGATTAGGATTTTAGTCATTTGGTTTGGTTTCCTTTGTGGGTTGTGGGTTAGGCACAATTCTGCCAAAAAAACTCACGAGCGGCCTCGATGCTGGCAATTACCTTCAAGGCATCTTCTTCTGGGCATTTTGAAATAACATTTCGAGCAATGTCTAACTTGCATTCTGTGCCATATTTCACAAGATACCCAAACCCTTGCCGAATTTCGTAGGGCAGATTTGCTATTTTATTACTTTTGCGAGTGGCTTTTACCGCACTCATCTCGGTGTTGGTTGTTGTTGCTTGCATACCCACACTCTATCACACCCCAACAAGTTGTCAAGGGTTTATTTACGATTGTTTGTAAGTCCCTATAAATAGGCTACTTGTGAGGGTGCTTAAAGGGTAGTATTTTGTAGATTTGTAGTTGTCGTAGGGCTGGTTTTGATTTTGTCGTGATGATGAATGGGTGCTTCCGCATCTCTAGCTTTTTGTTTTTCATCATATCTTTGATGAGCCTTGCGGTCGTGTTCATCTTCAATCCCCATAGCTTCGCAATTTCTGGCCGAGTATAAAAGCCCTCTGGCCGTGGTGGTGCGTAGCGATTGTAGATGTGTTGTTGGAGAAGTTTCTGCCAAGGATTTCTAGGAGTTTTCATTAGAATGATTTTATGTTTGTTGGGAGATGGAACTTGTTGCCTCTCTGCCTTGCTTGAAAAACATCGTGGGTCTTGTCGGGGTAGATCGCACCATAAGCCCAACCGTGTTGCCAGCGTAGCCTCCGCAGTTGGCCTCTATTGTATTCGGGAGTTTTGTTGCAGAGGCATCCAATGTTGTACCCGGTGCGGGGGTCGATGGAGACGCTTCTAAAATAATCAATGGCGTGAGTATGTCCAAAGATAACATCTCCATAAGCATCGGCGTGTTGCTTCCCGCTGTGCATAGCGTGTCCGTATCCGTGAACGAACGAAAGCCCCCCGCACTTGTATATTCCACCGACTGAATCATAGGGGTACATCCTTGCCTTGGTGTCCTTCATTATCTGCTCGATGTTTTCGATGCCATCATTGGCATAATCACGAGCCACTCCGCTTCTGCTGTTCCTAGCCATATCATAAATCCGCTCATCGTGATTGCCCCTTAAAAAGATTCTCTCATCTCCGAACTTAAAGAACTCCCGAATGAACTCCTCCCCACAATCCCAATCCTTCTGCAAACTTGATGCTTGCTCCTCGTCCCCCGCCCCTTTTCTTATCGCCCTAAAATCCCACAAGTCGCCGATGCAGACCACAAGCCCGCCATCCTTGCCGATGTATTCCTTGGTAAATTGGAGCAGAGCTTTTACCGAGGGGGCATCTTGTTCATCGCCGTGGATATCGCCACAAGCAACGAACTTAATTGGCTTCATAGGGGAGGTTTAGTTTGTCCAGTTAGAGTTGTGTAAATAAGATTGCAACACTCTCTAGCACGAGGGTTTGTCAATGTTTCGTCTGTGCATCCATCCCTTGCTAATTCTAAAACTATGTGCATTTGGGAGCGAAGCGTGAGCAGATAGGTTAGCTGGTCGGTTGCTTCTTCAATCGCATTCTCAACGAGCCTTACCGCCGGCATCTCCCAAAGTTTTGTCCCGCCGTGTTCCTCAACTCCCCTCTTGTACTTTTTCTCCATTGATTCAACCGCCGCCATTTGAAGCGTGGTCATATGGAGTTCGTGTTTTTTTGTAAAATGTTTTTGAGTTGTTTTCTCCACGCTCTGTTCGGATGTCATCCCCTATCTGCTACTCCACGGACGCTTACTGACTAGAGAAACTTTTTGATTATTCACTTGTTGCTTTTGTGGTGACACCAACTCCCTCCACCCAGAAATTGTTGCGTCCTCTAAATGGGGTTGCTCCCATTCGAGATGTCGAAGCTGGTGCTTCTCTGCAATCTTCTGGCAGATCGAGTAGGTCTGGTCATCGTCCCACGAGGCCAATAGATTGCCAGTTGGAGTGCGGGATAGGGGAACATAGTCAATGGCGTGAGACCCCTTACCTAGGTCAATGTGGAGCGATTGCGGGGGTATTCCACGAGCGTTTGTAACTTTTACCCCCGCCTTCGTGCGTCCACGGCTATATAGTTCCTCTTGTTCTTGGGGAGTCCTAACCGAGCAATAGATCAGAACTGGAATCTTTTTGCTCATCAACTCAGAGTACCAAGCCCCAACCCTCTTACCGAAACTAGGCTCACACTTTTCTATATGCCCCCTTGATCTTTCCACCGCCTCCCGAATCGTCATTACTGGTCAAGCCTTTTTCGGAGTCGTTCATTTTCCTCCACAAGCCGAGATATTGTTTTGAGACTTTGCCCAAAAAGCTGGCGGTATTCGTCTGGGGTTGCCTTGCTTCTGTCGAGCCGATCCCACCGCATAATGTAGTCGGTAATCGAATCTTGGTTCGGGACTTCGCCAAGGTCGTAAGGTCGGGTTGTAGCACACCCGCAAAGCAAACTACCTACGATGAATCCAAGCGTCCACTTCCGTATCACGGAGACGGCGTTTGTAAGCAATTTCTTCATCGTCTCGTTCTTTTCTTGTCTTGGCTCTATTCTTTGTCCACCAAGCGATAATCCCAATTACACCAGCAAGCGAGGCGAGTATGGCCTCCCACATCTTTTATTTCCTACTAAACTTCGACAAGAACGAAACGATCTTGGTTAGGGTCGCCTCCGGCTCTTCGCCGGGGATAAGAGAGGCAACGGCAATCACAGCAGAGAGGAGGGCAACCAACGCACCCACCCAAGCAAACACATCTTGAGACTGAACGAAGGTTAAGATTTGTTCCATAACTAGGGAAGGGGTGTCAAGGGTTATAAGGCCAGAATGTTTCTGCTACCACAGAAGCAGAAAAGCCAGTAATCAAGCCGGTAGCACCATAATTAACAGAGTCTCCATCAAGATAAACTTGAAAACCATCTATTGTAAAAGGAGATAGCGAGCCTCCCACGATAGTATTGATTCCACCAGTATCGTCTTGATCTGTTGCAAATGTTAGTTCTCCATAAAGCCTAACAACTTGTTGATTTATGGATGAATTAAAATAAAAATCTGCACCAATAAAGTCTATTTCTAAAACCGCAGAATTTATTTGCCCAGAAGGAACAAGGCTAGATGTAGTACCAGCACCGCACACAAGCTCTTTTTCTGTGGTTGCATTGGAATAAACTGAACCAGAATAGCTAGTTGAATTTGGAAAGTCTGGGTCATTAAAAGCATAGTTTGTATATGAACCATTGACGCTGAAACTCTTTACCTTCCAGTAGAGCCTCATCATCTCGGTTGGAGTGCCTTGGACATAACGACCAGATGTGATTCCGCAAGCCGTAAAATCATTTAACTCCTCATCGAAATGACTAAAGGGAAATGGCTGGGCTGTTAAGATTCTAGCCATAGGGATTTCGTTAGGGCATAAGCCCCAAGGCTATTCTAAAACTCGCTTGGCTAGGCTAACAGTAGCTTGTGCGATAACTTGCTCATCCGTTCCATCTGTCTCAAACACCTCCATCAATATGTCCCTTTGGCTAGATGTTGATAGGATGGCATTGGCAGAGGCCGTTGTAATGTTGAACTCTGCGGGAATAACATCTGCTGGATAGGATGGGAGAATTGGCCTAGTCGGAATAGAGAAGTTAATCTTTGGAGAACCCCCAAAGCCCCTGCCCCCATCAATCACTTGAATAGATTGAACTGCACCAGCCGACAAAACAATCTCCCCCAACGAATACCCAGTTCCAGAAGCATCAGAAATTGAATAGCTGGCGGTACTTCTTGTGTAAAAACTACCACCGCAAACAATGGTTATCGAGGAAATGATAGAGCCTTGAGGGGTTGGGACGCTTATATTTGGAGAGGATGTATAGCCATAACCCTGATTAACAATTATAAATTCCCCAGAATCGGGATTTGAAGAATAGAACTGAACTTGTGCTGTCTGGCCGCTTGAAGGTGCTGAATCTACAATACAATCATAGGTTGTGGATGGTGTATATCCCCTGCCAATAGTTGTGATTGAAATAGAGGCTAGTTTCCCTTGCAATGCGTTGGGTGTTGGGGCTGTAATAAATGGAGCAGTAACATACCCATATCCCTTATTCTGTATGCTGAACCCGTATGAATCATCAGAAACAATAAGTGAAACAATGGCAGTACCGCCCGATGAGGGGCTAGAAGCTACGGTTAAACTATATGTTCCATTTTCATATCCAACTGGGTTATTTGTTAGACCAAGATTAGATACAAACCCCTGCTCAAAAATGCTCTGCTTGAAGTCTGGTAGGGGAGATTGAGCCGCTGGTGCTGTTGAATATCCATAGCCGATAAATTCTGTTACTGGCTGGAATCCTTCTGATTGCCTAAACCTAACAATCGGGGCAACCCCGCCAGTTGGTGGTGGTGTGAACTGCAAATAATAATCCGAGTTATCATAGTAACCACTACCAGCAGATTTCAAATAAACATTAACAATTCCAAAACAAGAAGCAGAAATGTTGGGTTGAGGGGCGGTGACAACTGGCGATGTCGTGTAGCCATATCCGGGGTTATCAATGGTGACGAAACAATCATCACCTTGAAAATAAAAACTTGCTTGAGCGTTCCCACCGCTGACTGGGCTTGGCTGAACATCTAGTGGCAAAACAAGTGCATCCTGATAACCCAAACCCCTAGTTGAGACTCTGATAGAAGATATATATCCAGAGCAAGTAATTGAAATATCTGGTGCTGGTGCTGTTACTATTGGTGCTGTGGTATAACCAAAGCCTTGAGACTCAATATAGGCTTGGTTGTTTTGCATATAAATGACTGCTGAACCGCCTTGACTTGGGCTAGATTGAACGGAGAAATAGTGCTTATTGTCTATTGAATATCCGTTAGGAGTATTTGTAATGTATGCAAAATTAACATTACCGCTTAAAATGTTAGGCTCTGGTGCTGTGATTGTTGGAATTGAAGTATAGCCAGACCCAGCGTTTTGAACATATACATACGGATTTCCATTAGAGGTAGGAATAACCATTACCACGGTTGCAGTTGTTCCGCTCGGCGGTTCTTGGGTTGTTAGAATATATTCACCCGGAGAATATCCTTTTGGTTGAGTAAGCAAGGAAACACTTACCACGCTAGTTACACCCGATGTTTGGCCAGCAGAAATAAATGCGTTCCCTATATATCCAAAGCCGCCGTCTGCAATATAGTATTGAATTGTTCCGCTTGAGGGTCTTGTGGCAACCCCTAGTTGCTTTGATACAAGTGTCGGAAGAAAATTCCTTGTACTTACAGAAATTTCTCGATTTCTTGAATCAGATAGAAAAGAATAATTAGATGCAGAAGAATTAAGCTCAATAAGAGAAAATCCAGAACTGAAAGAACTTGGTGCATACCCAGCACCAAAATCTACAATCTCAATAGTTGGCTCATATACTCCACCGCCAACCCCTTGTAGCGTGAAAATGTTAGGTGCACTTACAATTATTGCATTTGTATTAAGAGTTTGGGGATTTGTAACAGTAGTAGAGCCATATTTTCTGGTTGAGGTAGAAAGCACAACATCAAATTTACCAATGACATTGTATGATTCATTGATTGGGCTAGTGCTTATTTTAAGAATTGCGTACCGAGATGGAGCTTTTGTGTCTTTTGGAACAACGGCAACATAGATATTACTTCTTCCAGCATATATACTGTGACGCGGATTAAGCTCATTTCGAGGATTTGAACTTCCGACTGTGCCATACAATAGAATGGGCTGTGTAATAGAAGTTTTTTCAATAATTGGGAATTTGCCGGCTCTTACATCAAATAAATTATTTACCCTAGTTTCTTTATTTAGTGTAAAATAAACTCCACCCTCCTCTAGGGCTACTGGTTTTGTAGAAAGCGATTCATTTATTGATATTGTTTTTAATCCCAATCCTTCTATTCGTGCGGTAATTGTAACTTTCCCGTCTTGCACAGTTTCAAACTGATATCCAGTATACGCTAGGCCAGCCGATGTGGTATTAACGCTTCTGACCACACTTTGGGCATTGACCAAAAAAGAATCCCTAGAAATTGTGGGAGCTGTAATGTACCCATAGCCACCGCAAACTACTGTAATTTGCCAAGTCGGATTCCCGCTAATAGACGGAGCATAAAAAGATATAAAAGCAGATGGGACGGACAACCCAGTTACGATAGAAGAAGATGTTGGGTCTGTGAATAACAGATCGGCTCTTGCGGTTGTGGTTGTTGGGGCTATCCAAGTGAATGAATCTTTCCCATCTATTTTGCCAATATAATTAGATGGCAATATGGAAAGAACTGCCTTATCTGGTGTAAATAGAGTTACGGATGGATTTGCTGAATATCCGCTGCCTCCATTGATTAGGGAAACCGAAGCAATCTTTCCTCCTAAGGCCACCGCGTTTGCTCTTGCAGATGTTGTTGATGCACCAACAAATGTTAGTGAGTATGTTCCGTCTAGGTATCCATTTCCTATTCCAGAAATTGCTATTGTTGTGACACTACCTCCGGTCATTGTTGATGTAAATGTTGCCGCTATTGGAGTATTTAGAACGGCAGAAAATGTGACTGGGTTGATTGGTAGAATGGTTAAATCTAGCGGGGTGTCTACTATATTAAATGCGTTTATGTTTTGTATGTTAAAAGATGCAGTTGGAACGACCGAGCTTGCGATAGAGGCTGTAATTGTTGGAGTTACAAGTGCTGGTAGATTAACAAGAGTTTTGGCAGTTGCAGTTACAGCCGTAACAACTTGGATGTTTGCAGAAAATTGAGCGAGCCTAGTTGTTGCAGAAGTTAAAAATGTGCCAAATTCTGGCGTTTTAGACACGACACTATTGGTAGAAATTCCAGCCGTGATGGTTGCGGTTACTGCTGTAAATGTGATAACGCTTCCAATAGCAGACGCTTGAGCCGAGCCGAGCGTTACGATTGTTGCCGTGGCCTTGATTAGAGGAAGTGTCGATGCTCCGGGTATTACCCCATCTGCTAGTTTTGCTGTTGATGTTCCCAAGCGAACTTTAAGCGAAGAACCAAGCGAACCAGTTACAGAAGAGAGCTTGTTGTTATTAACCTTGCGAAGATTGATTTTTGTAGACCTTACTTCATCAGAATAAAATGTGGGCTTGTTGGTTGGGATTGTGCTTTCACCATCCAAGAATCTCCCGCTAGATACATCCAGAAATAGCTCTTGAGCGTTCACTTTAGACTATGCCCTTGTCAATCTACCCTACCAAGAACGATTAGCTGGGCGGGAGTTCCGTTAGAACAGACTGTCAGCGTTACGACTGTAAAGCCCTCTGGCACTCCTCCCCCTCCTCCTACAATGCTTACTCCTGCCGTTGCAGATATTACATAGCTTCCATCAGTCACCTTAATGTCGATGTTTGCCCCCGCTACTGGGGTTCGTTGCTTTACTGCGGCCTCCATATCGTGAAGATATGTTTTAGTAATAAGGCCATTGTCGGCCAATACTGGAACTTTGGAAAAAGAACTTCCAGTTCCCGATCTCATACGGATAACTGCATTTGGCCTTTAGTGGCCGATGCCCTAACTCTAAATAAGCCACCAGCGTTTTCAACCGATGAACCTACGATATTGATGGCATTCACATCTATGCCCGGCCCGAATACTGGATACTCCACCGTACCGATAATTACTGTTTTGTCTGGTTTGTTTCTTATGATCTGTACTTGTTGGCTTGAAACAAAAGCCCTAACCCTATCCTGAACTGCGGTGACATCTTCAGTTTGACTATTCGTAGTAATTGTAACAGTCGGAGACAACCATTCGCAGATATAATTGATTGCAATATCTTGTGCTGGTGTTTGCACAAATCCAGTTACAATCTCCCTCTGGTACTGATAGCTGGTTTCTAGGATATAAAGCGAATTATCCCCAGTCCCGCCCTCTGCTGATACTTGAAGTCTATAAAGCCCACTAGATGTATCACCAGCTATGTGACTCATATTCCTACGAACAACACGGAAGTTTCCGGGGGGCTGGTCTGGAACTCCAACCAATACCTGATCTAAAGAGAAGTTAGAATTGAGTGAAGAGAACGAGCCGACAACAGAGAATTGAAAGGCTGTAATCCCATCACGGCCATTGTCTGTTATGATGTCTGGCTCGTAATCGAACGATGATATGTTGGAAAGAATTGTTGTTGCCATATATTTTTACCCAGTTGCTACTGCGGCTGGAATTTGCTTTGATAATGCTTTGATTGCCTCTAATAATTGTTTTTGCATATCTACCCCACCACCACCCCTTGCTTTTTCTGCGGCAACTTGACTTGCTGGTGTCCCGCCTTGCATCGCCCCTAGCTTTTCAGAAAGCAAGGGCATCTCCCCTGCGGCTTGTTGTGAGGCCACTTGCTCCCTCATTTGCTGGGCTGTTACTGGGGGCAATCCTTTAGCCCTACGCTTAATGTTTTCCTCTGTTTTCATCCTCTCAAACACTTGGTCTTGTGTTTTAAAATCCTCTTTGCTTACCTCTCTAGCCCTTACTTTCCTTGCCACATCGAGGGCTTGTTGCCCCGCCCTGCTTGCACCTAATAGACCACCGCCAGCTTCTTGTGATCGCTTTGCGGTAATAGCCCTCTGTTCCCTCTGTACCCTAATAACATTTAATTCTTCTTTTGCTCTTTGTAGATTTGCTTCGCCAAGCTTGACTCTTAACTCATCAATTTTTTTGGCATCTTGTAGTGCTCCATTAAGCTTAAAAATTTGCTCAATTTGCCATTGATAATTCATAACTTGAAGTTTGCTATAATTAAGTTGATCGACTGCATTCTCAACAGCACCAGAGCCAGCATTTTCTATTTCATCATAAGCACGAGCAATCTTTCTTAATTCTTTTTCAGCATTTGCGTTCCTTAAATTTTCACTTGAATTTTTTATTATATTTGCTTCATTTTTTCTGACTTGCACTAATTGTTCTTGAATAGATAAATTTGCTCTTGCGGATTCAATGGCTTTTTCTGTATCCCCAACTCCAAGGTTTATCCCGGTGAGCGACTCGATGCCTTTTAATATCCCGCCAAAAGCCCCTAGTTGTGTGATCTTTCCTCGTAAAGACTCAATCGTGTCCTCTGTTTTTTCTAACCCAGCTTGTGCTTGTTCAACGCTTGTGCTTTTGAAGGAAGTCTCAAAGGCATCTGACAAGGCTTTTTGGGAGGCATAGTAGTCGGTTGAGGCTTGCTTGACTGTTTCTCCAAACTTATTGATTGAGCCAAGAACCGCCGCCCCAAACAACCCACCAGTACCCAAGCGAGCCAATGAGCCGAGGGATGAGCCAGCCCTACCAGCATTAAGCCCAAGGGAAAGAAGGCTTTTCCCTAGTCGCTCGGTATTGCCACCAGCCCTCTTGAATGTATCGGATGTTTTGTTAGCCTCTCTCTGAAGGTCTTTTAACGCAGTTGTTCCCTTGCGTCCGTCAATTATTACCTCTCCGACTAGCTTAAAGCTCATATTATCTTTGGAGCTTGTTAAGCCTCTCTTGCTCCATTTCGAGTATCTTCCCTTTCATATCTTGCTCTTCACGATTAAAGGCTCTTGCCAAAGCTGGTACACCAATTTTTCCAACTCCATTTGCGGCGTTTGCAAATGTTGTTTTTAAAAAATCTCCAACTCTTTGTGCTGGTATGGCATATCCCTTCCCTGCTGAAGTTTGAGGGCTTGGCTCTCTTTTAATATCAGATTCAATTTTAATTCCTTGTTGCTTATATCTATTAAGTGCTGGCAACCACCCCGCCTTTATATATGCCACAGAGCTTTTTGTTGCTTTAACAAATCGATCAAATTGTGTACCCATTTGTTCCCAAGCCAATCCCCCACCCCTTAAGTCTGGTCGAAGGCTTCTCGGACGATTCTTTCTTCTCCAATTAAAAATTTTATAGCCTACTGGTGCCCCCTTATAGAAGGGCTTAAAGTTTTTTCTTTTGGATTCAGTTTTATTTTTTAATTGCCTTGGAGTCTTAAAGGACTGCACAGTTGCTTTTAATTCAGCCTCAATTCTTAATGGATTGGTTACCTTTGTGTATTTCATCGCCCACATAATAATGTTGGCGGCTCGTCTATTTACTTCTGTTAAATAATCTATATTACGCATTTCAATATACTTATCGATAGTTTTATTGAAATCCTTGGTATCTAGCCTAAACACATTAGCCATAAATTTATTATCTATCGTCAAGAAGGGAGTCTAATATGTGCGTTGCATTTTTGTTGTGCCTTCTGACATCAATCCCTCTGTTAATCATTATAGCGTGTTCTAGCTGAACGAGTTGCACTTCTGCCATTTCCCATAGCACTTGCTCCGCTGTCCAACCGAACTCCTTTGCGAATAGCCAGACGGACGAAGCAATCCCGGCTGGCTGTACTATTTTGGGGAGTCGCTACCCCCATTTGTCTGCACACGAGCCTCTGAAATTTCAGAGAAGATTTCGTCTACAATCTTTACACCTTCGATAAAATCGGCCTCATTAAATTCATCAGACCAATTCAAAACTGCCTCCCTAAACTTGGCCTTGTCCCAAGCCAACTTTACTAGCTCCGATCTTGGGTGAGTTAGGCAGTAGAGGCTAGACCAGATAAAGAACTCGGTAGTATCTGCTTCCTCACGAATCTGGTTCATCACGATTCTTGTCCCAAGGGTGAACTTCCCTACCTTGCTTCCCTTAAACATTCTCTCGTTTATTACGAATGATTTATCCAAGGCTTTGTTAAGAATCTCCTCATCTTTTTGTAGGTCTAGGTTCATAGGTATTTGCTCAATTTCTTTCGCAGTTCTGGGGATGCGTTCTTGCTAACTAGCAAGGTTGCTTTCCCAAACTGCTTTTTGACTAGGGGGGTTGCATTGTTCATAGCGTCCAATAGACGCTCTCGGTTCTCTAGTACGGCTCTGCAGTATGCCAATGGGTCATCGTAATTTGTAATCGCTGACCAACCCTTTTCCCACATATCCACAATCTTACCACCAAGGCCACTAGGGAGGTCGCTAAAGAAGAATGTAACGCTTCTGCGGTTGCCATCGTCTGCGTCCTCAATGACGGCCATCGGCTCTTTCTCTCTGAATGGGATGCCAAAAGTGGCGAGGGTTGAGGCGAGTTTGATGTTGCGAGTATAGAGGATTTTTTCTTGCATAAGGATTTCTAGGTTAAAACTAACTTATACCATCGTATCGAACTGCCGTGAAAGATACCGTCTCAAAGTTATCTGCACTTCTGTTTCTGGCGGTTTCGGTAATGTAGGCCGCACCAGATAGATCGTAGTTGCTTCCGTTGGATACTGTGATCGTTGCCCCAACGCTTCCGCTAAAGGTCGTGTATGCACCCTCTACCGAATAGGTGACTTTCTTGTTGCGGAACACTACTGCCGTTACATCCCCACCCTTATTCTTTAGCTCAACCGCATCAGCCGAGGCAGAGGACGAAATGGATTGAATCACCATCCCAGTCTGTGCGGAGGCAATCCCGAAGGCGAGGTCTGTGCTATTTCCAATGATTGTAGCGGCCATATTATGTATTTAATCCATCGTATGCGGTTGCGGATAGGTCAAAGCTGTTAAAGCCATCGGCGGCTTGTGAGAAAGAAACATCAGTTACATAGTAAGTTCCACTAGATACTGCGGCTGTGTTGCCAGTTAGAGCAAGAGTCCCGCCAATCCCAGAGGAGGCAACCGCACCGCTACAATTACCAGAAAGACTAACATTCCTTTTGTAAGCAGAAAACGCAACGGCAGAGTGAGTACCATTATGCTTTGATACTTCGGTTGTCTCTGCTGTGCTTGTAAGTGAGAAGCTCTGAATAACAACGCCAGTTTCAGCGGCGAGTCCAAAGGCAACGGAAGAAAGTCCTATACTTGTAGCGGCCATTTTATATTCCTTTGTGTCAAATTATCGTGAGAACACTCTGACTTTGATTAGCTCCCAGATTGTAGAGAAAACAGCCCCAGACACTAGGGCAACCAGCCATAGCTTTGTTTTGATGGTGTGAGCGTCCCTCTCTAGGGTGTCTACCTTTCCGTTCATCCTTCCAGTCCATTCGGCTATTTCGCTAGTGTGACGCTCCAAAACGGCAATCAGATTTACTTGTCTTTCTTCAATTCGGGCGAGCCGCTCTCGCAGGTCGGCAACTTGGTCTGCACTCATAGCCTTGCTTTCTCCGCACCGGGGGCAATGCGAATCATCTGCTCACCCTTGTCGTTATAAAATATCTCTATGTAGCCCTCTGCCTCTAAAAATCGAAGGCTAGAAACGAAATCCCGCCAGCTTGGGGTGTTTTGATCTTCCGTGGCACTCATTCATTTAGCCCTCCCCGCGTCTTCAGCCGCAGACATATCGCTATATCGTGGAAGCGGGTTGTTGTCCGTGTGCCTTGGCGAGCAGGAGCAGAGGAAGAGGGTGATGAGGAGGAGGGGCATTTTAGGTCTTTAAAAATACCGCAATAAAAGATTCTCCAAAGTTTTGATATGAAAAACTCGACGAAGTGTAGTCGGCAGCCAATCCAACATTATCTCCAGCTATAAAGTACGGGACAGTGGCCGCATAGCTCGCCGATGTTGGGTTTGTTGGCCAACCGTTCGCTATTGCGGAAAAGAACGCTGACTCTCTGCCAGTTCCATCCATTGCCCTCACGCCTGTTGCGTTGTTAGACACTGTTGGCTTAACCTTAATTCCAACGAAAGAAATCCCAGCAGGCATCGTAAAAGCTGGAGAAAATGTTAATGTCTTAACGCCAGTGGTTGTCGGATCTATGCCAGTTTTTAGTGAATCTGTTACCCTTGTAGTTGGCAATCCACTCGCGCTGCTGCAATTATATAAAGCTACCTCCATGGTCGGAGTTCCAGTTGCCCCAGATGCTGTCGTTACTTGAAATACAATTTCCGAAATACTTCGATTCCCATTTGAATAAACAGGAATAAAATACACATAAAAAGAATTGAGCGTTCTTGTGCTTCCTGCCCCACCGTAGGCAACCAGTGGGCCGATATAACGATCAGATGGTACTTGCAATTTGTTAAATAGAGGGCCGCCAAACGTGCCGTCTCCCTGCAAATACTTTCCTTGATCTCCAGCGGAAGGAGATGGAACAAACCCAACGCCTCCAGCTTGTGTTGCTGTTGCTGGGGCAAATGTTCCTCTTGATAAAGGCATTGCCTACTCCTAGCTAACTTGCGTCACGCGAGCCGTGCCTGCGGTGGCAAATACTGCGGTATGGGCGAGTGAAAGTTGCCCTTGCGGACATTCCCAATAATCACCCGCAGATAGGCGAACTTGGTAGCTAATCGTGGTGCAAGTCGCACCGGGCGAGATGTAAAGATTGCCAGCCCCCTCATTAAACACCGTTAGCACCTCCCTGCCAGCAACTGCCGACACAAGCGTTGTTGAGGCCGTTGTGCTGGTAAAATTGCTATTAGTTACAGTCGTTCCCTGCATCGGATAGAATGTGACTACGCTGTTCGATATGGATGCTGTGACAGAGCCGATCTGGGCTGTGCTTGCTCCAAGAGTGACTGTCCCTGCTCCAATCGTCACCACGCCGATGCGGTTTGTGCCAGATGGGAGGGCTGTGATGTCTACTGTGCCAGAGATGCCTAATAGTTGACCACTAGAAGTTCTTACTGGAAGTCCTCCATCGGAGTCATCATTAACTCTTACAAATTCACCATCACCAGCAAACTTATTCTCGTAATAAAGAGCAGATCGCAAGAATGACGATCCTGCTGTTGGTAAAACCGATCCATATATGTCTTGAGATGAAACATTTGCCGTGACTGTACCAGAGATGGCGGGGAGTTCTCTTACTGCAATAGTTTCGTTAGCCAAAAGATCAGTAAGGGCAGAGTATCCACCACCTACAAGACTTGTGGCACTACCAATGTTCGCCGTCACCGTCCCACTAATCGCGGGGAGCGAGCCGATTGTGATTGAGTTTCCAATTGTTATTGTGCCAGCAATCGTCTGTGTGCCAGTTGGGTTAGCTGTGACTGTTCCAGCGATTGTGACTGTGTTTCCGATTGTGACTGTTCCCCTAATTGCCCCAAAAGTGACGGTTGAATCGCTTGCATCCACCTTCATCGCCCCGCCACTAGAAACATGAACGATATGGGCTGTTTGGTTTGAGCCGTCTTGATGGCCTCCAATCTTAAAAAAGTTTAATGTTCCATCAGTAATTCCATCTGTCGCTACACTCCTAGCTAAAACATTGAGGTTGGGGATTGTGACAACACTTCCGCTAACTGCGGTTGTGATATTAGAGATTGCGTTGCTCCCAAGGCTTACAACGCTATGGGCTACGATATGCTCGCCCCCAGTAACTACTGAAGAAAGTGTGGTCGCTGACTGATTTCCGTCTAATACTGATAGTGCCATATTCTCATCCTCCTTGTTAAATCGCCCCGATATATTGCGAGTTGCGATAGTCTGAAAAATCTAGGGATGCGATGTAAGGGAACAGCCTTGTGCCTATAACCCGCAAGCTTAACCCCCGCACCCAAGCCCTCTTGTCGTTTCTGATAGTTGGTGTTTGGCTGGTTATCCTTGCCATATAAACTTTAAGGCTAGTTGTCTCGCCCTCAATCCTAGCCGCCAAGGTTGAACCCTCCTCGTATAAGGCTTGGAATATATTAAAATAGTTAGACTCAAAAGTTGCTTGGGTAGTCCTAACAGTTGAATCTGAATAGCTTAACTCAACTGGTATCTCGAATACTCCCGATGCTGGGACGATAAGCTGACCGCCTATCTGGGAACTAATAGTTACATAGGGAAAAAATCGCCCACCCCTTCTATTTGAAATATACACATTAAGCCCAGAAATTGGCGTTAATAGCCCCGCCAACGCATCTTCTAGGATAAACTGGGGTGAGGTCATTTAGATGTGCAAAGGATGTCTAGTGAGGTTGTTTTAGTCCAAATACGCCTATCATTGATGATTCCGGGTGATTCGGTCATAACCTTGCATTGAAATACCTTTAGATCGTTTGTGGTAAGGATGCTTTCTATTGATGGACTTTGATAGAAGGTCTGGAGAATTGAGAACCAAGTTGCGTCTAGGACTTGCCTAGTCGTTGTGTCGGCTCGTGCTGAATAGGTTAAAGTCCCTCCACACCTAAACACACCAGAGTTAGGGGAAAGCTCCTCCGAGCCTATACCCACCTCAATCGTTAGGCTTGGCAAAAGCCTCTCCCCATCATAGTTGCTTTTCGTGATATTAAGCCCACTTATGCTAAAGGCCGAGGCGAGGCTGTCCTCAAGCTCTCTCTCGATTGCAACACTCATTTTAAGTTGTCTGGTCGGCTATATCAATCGTGTAAGAGAGTGCGTCCGATGAGGTTGAGAAGTTGGCAATCATTCGCCCCACTCCACCTATTGTAACAACATTCCCAATTACCGGAACAGATACAGCCGTAGCGTCCACCACAAGGCTTTGAGATACTCTAATAATCTCACCCCCCACCTCTAAGTCCGTTGCATAGGTTAGGTCGGTGATTGAGGCAGAGACAGCATTTGAACCAAGCCCAGTCACAACTGTGTATAAGTCTCCAATCATTTGCCGTAGGTCGGCGGTGAAGAACGATGTTGAAATTGCCCCTGCCATACCCAAGAAACCTTGTCACCTTGTCAATCATCCAAGTTCTACGCTATCCCAAATAAAGATATTATCCTTGGCAAATGGCTCTATGGTTTGGGGAAAATAAACAACTTTCTTATCTTTTCTCACCCCAGCCGCTATTGCCATTTGCCCACTATCTATTGACCAAAACTCTTCAGCCCCTCGGATTGCCCTAGCTAACTCTGGGATGCTTGAGGCTGTGTAGGTTTGCAATCCCTTAATCTCTGTGCCTTGGCATAGGACAAAGAAGTTGTCCCCACCGCACTTCTTCCTTGCTTCAACGATGATTTGCAGGGGGTCTCTCTTGTGCCCTTGGCTTATTCCAAAGGGGGCAACCATATTATAGGTTTCCGGCAATCCTTTGGCTGGGGCATCGTCCAGCTTATCGAACAGAATGTCCTTTGGGTCTGCCTTGTTAATCTCTTGGTGGGCATATACAAACTCTGTCCAAGTCTTGCCAGAGAAACGATATTCTTGGTATTTGTTAGGCCAAATTTCAAGGTCTATAACATCGCCCTTGTTCCCAACTTTAACATAAGAAACCATCTCGAAGATGCCGTGGTATTGGGGCAAGCAATCAAAGAATACCTCGTGGCCTTGATCGGCTAGATATTTGCAAGCTGGGAGGCAACGAATGATGTCTCCTAACCTCTGGGAGTATTTGATTGTTTTAGCAATCATCGGCTACGCTCTTATCGTGTAGGTGGGGGAAGTATTCGCTCAATCGAACCGGGCCGACTGTCTTTTGTAATTCTTTCCAACCATCCACCAATCCCTTGTATCCATAAAAATCTTCCTTAAACTCAACTTGCTTCTGGATTGCGTAGGCATAGTGGTTGAATACCAGCCCCCAAGTTTCAGTCACTCCCCTTGGAACTAGGCGAGACTGGATATTTAGGCGGGGGGGTTCGTGGCTAGTGAAGCATACACTCTTTCCCCACTTCCACGCCCTCATCCATTCATACCAATTTGAACCCAAGCCTTCTCTGGTAACTACTCGCTTATTTTCCCCGACAAAGAAGTTACAATGGAACTGCATCGTTGCCCCTTCCTCTGCCCCCTTGAGACACTCATAAATTCCCTCGATCTGTTCTGCTCTCCACATCTCGTCAGCGTCCACCTCCATAACAACGCCATCATCTACACCGAACAAGGCTTGCTGAATCATCTCTAGCTTTCCGTTAAAGGGCTTGCCTTGCGAATGAACAATCACATTCCCCCCTTGGATGCTATTGAGATATTCGTGTGTTCCGTCTATGCTCTTAAAATCCTTGTGCCATTTGTCGGGAACTTGCTTGCACCAGCGGGTGCATCCTAGAGGCTCGCTAACCCCCTCGACAATCCTCCACCTCCAAGGAATCTTTAGCTTTTGAAATTCTGCAAGATGCCTCTCGATAAAGGGCATCCCATTGAGGACGATGGTAAAGATGGTTAGCACAATTTGAAGATGGCCGCACCATTACGAACCGACCAATCCTCCCAAAGCAATTCCGCAAATCCCTTTAGCTTGTGGTAGTTCGCCCAGTTCTTAATATCGTTCACATCATCCAAGGCTATGATTGCCTTCTCCGCTAGGAATGGCCTTACGCAACGCAGTTCAGCCTCACCAGAAAAGGGAGAGCCATCAATCAGCACGAAGTTAAAGTCCACATTATGCTCAAAGTGGATGTCCTCGATTGCGTTGGTCGAGTATGGGTAGGCGGTCTCTAGGCAAACATTGTGCCAGCCTAGGATTGTTTCGATGGGGTATTGGTTGAGATTGGTTTTTGTGATTCGGTAGAATTCCTCGATGTCGTTCTTGTTCATCCAGAATTTCGACAAGGTTGCAGTTCCGTTGATGGCAACGCCTCCCCTTGTAGATAGGTTCATTGAGTGCCTACCGATGCGGTCTGGGTGGTTCTCGATGCTGAATAGCCTTTTTGTCCTAATACATTGAGTTGAGCCATCCCCAGTTCCTCCCCCGATTTCTAGGCCAACCTCTAGCCCATCGCTATACTCTGCAAGGGCTTTTCCGAATGAATCGTGAATGGTTACTTCTTGCATTTTGCCATCTCGGATAATGCTTTTTTAATTGCGTACTCAATCACGGCCTCTGGGTCGTGCCTCAAGGCAATCATCCCAGCCTCATACAATTCCTTCCCTGCCTTCTCATCATAGGTAATATCGACTAGCACATACCTTGTTTTGTCGGTGCGTGATTTGCCGAAGGTAATCATACCAAGCCCCTTCGTGTTCTCTCCCTTTTTTGCTTTCCTACACCCAATTATTTGCTTTGCGTTTTTCATAGATTGCTTTCCCTTTCTCGTAGTATTCTGGTTTGTTGTGGTTCTTTAGTTGTTCGTCGGGGTTGCCTCCTGCAAACATAGGGTTCTCGTGCTTAAAGACCAAATCCCTAGCTTCAATTACACAATCGTCTTGGTAGGCTCTATCCGTGAACTCGTTGTCGGAATAGATACCATCACTATCTTGGTAGTCTGGGTGGAACATATAGCCCCCCTGCTTCCGTAGCCTCTTTTGCGTTAGGATAGCCATACAAAGCAGTTTATCAGTCCGAAGGCCATCTGATACTGCCACCACCCTTTCGGCCTCTACATTGTCGATCTTGGAGCAAATTAGGGCATCCCAGTACCTCGGTGGACTCCAATCATCGCTCATTTGAATAAGAATCTCGCCCTTGGCTATTTTCGCCCCCGCATTCCAAGCATTGATAATTCCACCCGGATTAACCCTTTTGCCCTCGTGTGGGGTATAATCCACCTTCTCGTCCTCATCGACCATAAACAACCACTCGATTGCTAGGGGTTCTCTAGCTAAAGCTAGCCATTGCATCTTTCTCTGAAAGGCCAACTTGGGGCGGCCTCTCGTAGCGTGGATAACGCTGATCTTTGGCTTTGGGTACATATTGGAAAGTTTCTGTGCTTCCTCTTTTTGTCCGTAGCAGATAGAGGCCATCCGATATCCGTCTAGGGCTTGCCATTCGTAGATTGCGTGAACTTGATTCCAGTAGTGAAGGCTCGGCTTCGGCATCGCCATACAAGCCCTTCCAGAGTGCCAAGCCTTCGACCATTCCCCCCTAGCTGAATACTCTGCCATTAAATAAAAATAAGCCTCTCTGCGAATAGGATTAACCCCAATCGCTTCCCCTAAATACCTAAACCGCTTCTCGCTTGGAGAGCATCTCCCAAGGTTGCATAGAAGTTCGTATTTGAGAGTTTCGTCTAGGTCTGAGAAAGCCAACGCCCTTTCCCCCACTTCAATCGCTTTATCCACTTGACCCCTCAAGAAAAACTCTTGGTGCTGATAATAAAGGTGGAATGGGGTAGAGGTTAATTCATCAGCTAGAATGCGATGGTTTCTATCTGCCGAATCTGCCTTGCTGGTGATTGGGCGATGAATCCTAAACACCTTATCAACTGCCAATAACTTGTTCCTATCGTTTGGCTCAAGGGCTTCGTGAACTCGATTCCTCCACCTACCACATCCCTTACGCAAGGCCATCTCTCGAATTGGATTCAACCCGGCGTTCTCAACTAGATATCTAAAACAAACAATTTCAGACCCAACTTTCTCTGCTTGTTCTAGCCCCTCTTGCAAAACCTTCTCCCCATCCTCTGCCATTACATCATCGGCATCTACCCAGATAGACCACTCGTTTTTACAAGCATCGAGGGCTGTGTTTCTGGCTGTTGCGAAATCGTCTATGTGAGGCCAATCAGTTTTTTTGTTTTTGTAATGAATGACTTTAGCTCCAAGCGAAAGGGCGATCTCCTCTGTCTTGTCTGGCGTAGCTGACCCCCTAGCCATACAAACAATAATTTCTTCTGCGATGGGCTTAAAAGACTCAATGACTCGCTTGATGTGTGCTTCTTCATTTCCAGCGATTAGGTAAAGGGATATAGGGATTTTCATTTAGACTAGGATTTCTAGTTATTAAGGGATGTCAATTAAAAGAAAAAGGGGGGATAGGTTATTCACCCATCCCCCCTTCTTCAGAGGAAACAACCAACAGCAATCTTTAGGCGAAGTTGGTGGTGATACGAACCGCCGCATTGGGGTCAATCACGACCTCATCGGTGTTCATACGCACCCGCAACACTTGACTACGACGAGCTTCGTCACGATAGCTTTCGCTAACGAAACCACCAGCCGAGTCACCCGACCAGACCAAGGTGCGTCCGATTCCACCGGCTGTGAACTCGCCACCAGACACTTGACCAACGATGATCTTGGTATCTGGAACAATGAACGAGCCAGAGTAGCTCTTGTTCTTGCCAGCGGTGTTATAAGCCGCACGACCAACGAGGAGGTTCTGAACTCCCAGAGCCGCCGCAATCTCTTGTTCAGAGAGCAAGCGAGCACCAGTATTCGAGATAACTCCGAAGAACTGATTCTGCAAGAGGGTGGAGCGTCTGATCAACTCAAACACATTGGCAGACATCGCAACGCAATTCGCTTCGTAACCATACTGGGCAAGAGCCAATTTGGCGGTTGCCACATCACGAGCCACATCGACTGTTGCGACTAAAGCTTGCGTATAGGCTACTGCACGAGTCTGATCAGCGATAGTGAACGGAGTCGTTGCATTCCAGAGAAGATCGGAAACCCGCTTCTCGTGGGAGAGCTTCAACTGACGGAGCAAGAACTTCGCAGTTTCGGCCTCATATGCAAAAAACCTGTTCAAATCTTTTGCACTATCATCCGGTACGAGTTCCTCAAGTCCTACCTCGTTAGTTGCGTAGTTTGCAGAGGCGAAGGAACGAATCCCTCGGCTGTAGCTAGCACCGCTTTCACGAGCGAGTGCGTTGTTGGAGAGCAATTCGCCACCAGCTAATTGAACTTTGAGATATGTTCCGCTTTTCGCGTCAACATTCTGCAAAGGGAGCAAATTCGCTCCGATCAAACCGACATCGGCTTGAGGGGCTTCGATCAACGCTTGGTTGATGTCTGCCCGAATCGTTGTACCACCGCTTACGTATGCCATATATTTATATTCTTTCTGGGTTGGTTAAATTACTGGGTTAGAGGAACTGCAACCTCGATGACTGCATCAGCAAGAGCAGTTTCGAGAGCAACTCCGACAACGCCGACATTGGCCGCCGCTGTGGTCACGAGACCAGAACCAGTCGTAGCAACAAGGTTGCCAGCGGTGATTCCGTACTCGGAAGTTGCAAAAAAGGTTGGGTAGAACAGCTTGACTGCTCCGTTATCGCCAGCCGCCACATCGCTGATGGTAGAACCAACGCAACGAGCAGAACCGGAAACAGCCGCACGAGCCGTGCCATCCGTATGAACCTCAACGAATCGGTAAGCCGAAATCGCAGAGGCAAAGTTAAAGGTGCGAACTGCACCGCCGTCAATGTTTGTAGCCATTTTAGTATTATCCTTTTATTATAGTTTAGTAATACCACGAGACAGAGCCTCGGAGTATTCTTTGGGGTTGGAGAGCATCACGGCTTTCATCGCCTTGAGCTTGCTTGTTCCGTAGTCGCTATGGGCGGCCACGAGAGCTTCAAAAGTTTTGGGTTCTTCCTTTTTCTCGGAAGGAACTTCGATTGAAGGGGAAGCGGGGATGGGCTTAATGCCGAACTCGGTTAGAACTTTCTTCACAACCTCGCTCATCTCTTCCTTGGTATCTTCTTTTTCAGAAGGCTCAACCTCAACCGAAATTTCGGGGGCGGGAGTCTCGGAGGGCTTCTTATCTTCGGCCATCTCCTCTTTCTTCACTTCTTCTTTGGGTTTCATCGCCTCTTCCAAGGCGGCGAGACGAACCTTAATTTCGTCCATATCTTTTTTGTAATCTGTGTTTTCCATATTTGTTTTGTCCTTTTTGTCAAGTGGAGCTTCCTCCACGGCTTCTTTGGCTACGGCTGGGATGGTCTTGCCTCCCTGCACATAACCGAGTTTTTCCATGAACTTCACCATCTCCTCAAACAATCCGTTTGTGGCGGCTGGGCTGGAAACTAAATCAGCAGAGGCGATGCTCTGGGGGCGAATGTAATCCTTTCCGTTGATGGTCTCGGACTCGTTCACGAAGGCTAGGGAAACGCCGAACTGGTCGGGGGCTTCAGATGCCATCTCTTTGATTAGGCCGTAGTGGGGAGAGTTGCGGAGAAGGCGAAGGTCGGCCACTAGCTTATCTCCTTCGATGCGGGGGTTTCTGGCGAATCCGACAACCGCCTCCAAACCAGAGCCGTGATTCATCTTTACCTTCACGCCATTCTTGGCACTCTGCATAAGTTTGAGGGCAGTCTCTAGGCTTGTTTTATCCACGAAAAGGTCGTGTCCCTTGGCCTCACCTACCTCCAAAATTGAAACTCCACCTAGCTCGGTTTCCTCTAGTTCCTCGTCCCGATAGGTTGAATAGGCAACCGCCGCCCTTTGCTGTTCTTCTGGAAAGTCGCTGATGGCTTGCTCGTCTCCCATAAAGCGGGAAACAAAGTCTTGTTCGGATTCGTCAGCGGAGGGAATGGGTAGGGGCATAAATCATCGAGATTATGTCAAAGAAGATCGCCGTCTGCCTTGCGATACGACTCCTTGACCTCTCCCCCACCAGCCATCTTGAGAAACTTGTTCACCCTAGCCATAGCCCAAGCGTTGCGTGAGTTAGGCTTTCCCCCGGTAATCGTTGGCCTAAAGCTGGTCGAGAACGCACCCGCCCCCCTTCTAAACACTTTCTTCAATGCTCCAAGGCTAGGGGCTTTCCTTGAGGGGTGCTTGTCTTTGAACTCGGCAATCTTGTTCTTTAGTGCCTCCTCGTTCTCGGCTGAAATCTCAATGTCACCAGCCTTGCTTCTAGTGGATGCTGTGCCTTCTGGGTTCTCCTTTGAGCCTTTGATTCGTTCCTTTGGAGGGGCTGGGGTTTGGGAGACTGGTCGGGCTAGTTGCTTTTTGTCTGTAATCGGCCCACCCACAATCCAAGCGTCACAAGTCCTTTTTGCCGCACACTTAAAGTCAAATATCTCGCAGTAGCCAAGATTGCCAGCTTTTTCAACCTCGCCAGCTTCAGTTCCTATTCCTTTTGAGATACAATCTAAAACTCTTTTGCGTTGGTCGAAGGCCGCACAATTCCCACAAAGCATCTTCTTGGCCGTTGCTACATCACCTTGGAACTCATCTGCCTTGGCTTTCCAATAATCTTCATTTGGTTCATTAGGATTGGCTGGGCCGTAGTTAGCGTCATCAACCGCTGTTTGCCTATTGGCTAGGTTGGTTTTGATGTCTTGGGTTGCGATTGGGCAAGAGGCTGGTTCTGCTAGTTCTTTCTTGTCCCTTGCCTCCATCTGTCCAACGACTTTCCTAGCCCAAGCATAGCCAGCATCGCCACCCCATCCATTCCAAGCTTGCCAGCCCTTGCCCTGCTCATCCCAAGTTGAACCTTTTTTATCGACTTCGTGCCTATCAAAAAAGGCTTTCATTCTGCGAATTGTGTCGGGAGACATCTTAACGCCATTCTGCAAATCCCTCGCTCTGGCGATGCCCACCGGAGTCATTCCTCGTTGGCTGGGTGGTTTCGTCTCCCTTACATCCAAGGCTCTTTTAGCGGCCTCCCTTGCTCCTTGTGGTGGGGTAAAATCAATCCCATCATACTTTGCCAACTCAATCCCGCCCATCATTCCCTCGATGAGCATCTTGATGGATGAGGGGTCGAGGTTTTCTAAAACTTCTAAATTACTTTTTTTTTGAGTTGTGCCAGCGGGGGCGGGCGTGGGCGTAGGAGGTTCTGGGGCTGGGGGTGTTGAGCCTCCCGAAGTATCCTCGCCTTGGTCTTTTGCAATCTGCTGTTTCTCTTCCTTGGTCGTTGGAATGGTTGTGCCAACATTGACCCCAGCGATGATTGCCCTTGCTTGGTCTGGACTGATGGTTGGGAAAGCCGCCGTGATAATCGAAACCGCACCCTCCTTGGAAACTGCACCCATAGCAACTGCATTGATAACATTGATAAGCGAAGCAACTTGAGCACCATTGAGTGAAGCACCTCCAAGCATATCCTCGTCCGAAGGCTGTCCAGCGGGTTTCTGCTCGCCTTCTGGCGTGGTTGCTTGTGCTTTTTGTGAATCTCTGGTCAATCCCTCTGCGGCGATGTCGGAAATAGTATCTGCTGAAACTTCGTATTCCCCTGCCAAGTCCTTCACCAGCTTGGCCTCAATCGCCCTTTGCCTCATAGCACTCTCGAAGTCTTGCCCTCGCTCGGCGTAGATGTCGGCGGCGGTGCGGAGTCCAGTCTTAAACTCGGAGATTGCGGAAGCGGATTCTCTCCCTAAATCAATAGAGACATTAGCCCCGAAGTTAAAGATTCCCCTAGTTGTTCTTGTCCCAACATTGTTTTCAATCAAACCCCTAGAAACTGCGTCTGCAATCACGATGTTCTTAATAGGGCGAAGAACTTTATCATCTAACAACTTCTGGTATCTGCGGAAGGTTCGTCCCGCTTGTTGCATTTCAAGGCGAGCAGTCGGGCCACTCATAGCGGAAGGGTCTACGGCAAATGAATATGGGATTCCAAGTCCAAGGCAAATGTTCCTCAAAAGAATCTTGTGGAACTCTGCAAACGCACCAGAGGGACGGCTCGGCCCATCTGGGAAAACAATATCTTCGCCCGGTTCTAGGTAAGAGATTTTTCCAGACTCAATCGCTTCTAGTTTAATCGTGTTCCCATTCAAATCCTCATCGTTTGTGAGGCTAGACAAATCAGAAGCATTGTTGTTGTTCCTCTTCACGATTCCAGCTTGGGAACTTGCATTTTTAGCGGCCATTTTCTCAAAGTTGATAATGTCGTAGATGTCCGTTGCATCATTGATTGCAGTATGGAAAGCGGAGATTCCTCGGTACTGGTCGATGCGGAGCGGGTCGAATAAGTGGAATGCTTGGCTAGATGGAATGGTTGCTTGGTAGGTGTAGAAATCCCCGATGCTTCGGTTGTAGATGTCGTAGGCACTTGGAGCACCAGTATCACGATCAATATGGATTCCACCGATCAAATCTAGGCTTGTATAAACCTTAAATGGGTCTCCCAATCTATCTGCCTCGATGCCTTGAATCTTTAGATTGCCATCCTTATCTCGGACTAAAACGAAAAGAAAATCACCATCTCGGAGCATCGACATCATCGCCACTTGCATAAGGGTTGACCCAGTATGTCTTGTGGTTAGGTCGCACTTGTCCCACCATTCTGCCCAATATGCCTCGACCTCGGTATTGACTTCGGGGTTCTCGGTTCGGGCTTGGTAGGAGATATTGGCGGCGGTATGGGAAGCAAACTTCATTAGGATAGAGCGAACTAGGCCAACATTCTCTGCCAAGTCCCTCGCCCTTTTCATCAACTCTACTCGGTCATAATTGGAACGATAATCTTCCGCACCAGAAAGCGAACTCGGCCCCTTGCGTTCCCTTGTATATTTAACTGCATCATAGGAGAAGTTGACGAGCTTTTGTCGTGCAATCATCCGATTAACTGCCCCTTGCGGGTTCAGAAAAGCAACGGCTTTATCTATTAAGTTTAGCTGTGCTTTTTTCACGAGAACTTTGCGTAGGTTGTGCGGATACGAGTGCCATTGGCAGACTCAATGGCTAGGGTCAATTCTGCGATAGTATCACGAACTTCTCCGAGGTTCGCCCTTGAAAAAGAACGACCCGCTATCGAATAGCTTGTACCCGCCACCGCTATCGCTTCAAGACAAGTGACATATTTATCACGCAGAGAAGTTAGGGTGGCTAGGGGTAAGCCGAGAAAATCACCCTTCGCCATTCTCAACCTCATCTGTCAAACTTGCGGGTGCAACTTTCAATCGTCCATATAAGGCCGCCCCAACGATGTTCATACATTCGCAATCCATTAAGTGATTATGCTTACCGACTTGCTTCCACACAAGCCTTTCCCTTCCAGTCATAGGGTTTTTCACCCTCACCTTTACCTCCGCATCAATGTGAACTCTCCAAACATCGGGTGTGTCTAGGGCTATGTAGCCGGGTTCTTTGATAAGGTTCGATAGGATGTCTTTGATGGATGGATTCGACCACCTCCAAACTGGGCAGAACTTCCATTTCCACCCAGCCTTCGATTGAACTGCCTTACCACTAAAGGGGTCACCATTAGCGATTCGAGCATAGGGGCGTTGTAGTTTCTGCTCTCCTACAATCTCGGAGAAGCTCGTGCGATCTGAACCGACCAACGCCATCCAGCCATTCACACAACAATTATAGTACACCGATCTGGTTTGATCGCCCGAATCGCAAAAGACGCACTTTGATTCCACCCCAAACTCATCGGCTTTTGCTTTGATGTCGCCCCAAGTTTCTAGCCTCCCTGCCCACACGAGCCTTGACCTCCCCTCCAAATCCCAAGCTCTCACAACGCACCAAGCGTGGAATCCCCCAGCCTCTTGAATATCGCAAGCCATAATGAGCTTCTCGCCCATCCGAACTTCACCCATCTTGTAATCACCCGCCACGATCTCCATCTTCTCGCTTTCGTGTTCCATCCAAGGCTCGGCTAGAACTCGGTTCACGAAGTCTTGTAGGCCGATGATTCCGCTGTGCTTGTCTTGTAGCCATTTGCAAGCCAGCGACCCCCAAGACACCCAAGGGGCATATAGGCCATTAAGATGATAGGAGCGTCTAGCTGGTTCGCCCTTTAGATTGGTTACCCTCCACTCGCCCTCTCTCAACATCTTGGTTTTCTGTCCGTCTGTAATCTTGCCCTTACACTCCTCGCACTCGTAGTGAGTGCTAGATTTCACCAGCTTGAAATCATAAACTCCATCCTCAATCTTGGCGGCCTCGTCCCACTTCACTTGCCCCCAAACTAGCTTCTGCTTATGCCCACAATGAGGACAAGGAACAAAATAGAAACGCATATCACCCTTCTGCCATTCAGACCAAATGATTGAGTCGGCAGTTGTGGGTGTGCTGGTCGCTATGATGAGATGGTTTGGGTAGGTGCTGACTCGTGCCTCTGCTAGTTGAACTGGGTTCGCCTCTCGCCCCGACCCTGCTTGCTCTGGGAACTTGTCCACCTCATCCATACACAATAAGGCAATCGAGCGACTGGAAAGAGCCGAGGGGCTTGTGCCAGCCCACCACACCGAGCATCGCTTAAAGTGTTGTTCCAATATCTTTATCTTATCTGTATTCTCTGGTTTTTCCTTGGCTAGTGCAGGGCAATCGTCAATCATCGGCAACCACCTAGTTTCCGTGAAAGACCTAGCCAAATGTTCGCTAGGCATTACCCACAAAGCGGGGCAAGGTCGCTCTGCTATGCGGTACGCTAGGCCAGCTAGAATAGTTGTGGTCTTGCTTGTTTGAGCCCCCCATACCAACACTACCCTACGAATCGAATCATCGCCAAAAGCCTCTAGTGGTTCACGGACATAGGGCGTGAGCGTTGTCGAATATGCTCCGGGTATGTTTGTTACTCTTGCGGAAAGGGTGAGGTTTTTCTCTGCCCACTCTGGAATTGAGAGTTGTTCCCTTGGCTCAAACAAAAGACGAGCGAAGTTCTTGGCCTCATCGATCTGGTTCATTTACGAGAATTGCAGTTCCTTTTGAAGATTGGCATTTTTCAAGAAGGAACACCCTTGCTTAAAATAGCTGTCCTTAAGTTCTGCCCCAATAAACTTTCTCTTCATTTTTAAGGATTGATAGCCCTCACTTCCTATCCCTGCAAATGGAGAAAATATAGTATCCCCAGCGTTGCTCCACATCACCAGACACCTCTCAA